GTGGCAAGCATAAGAGTGAACACACTAAGGGACGGGACGCACACGTGGACGGTCCTGTGGCGAGACCCGATCAAGGGCCATAAATCCAAGACCTACCCGGTGGAGGAAAAGGCTGAAGAACTCGCTGAGTTTCTCACTGCGAACCGCAACAGCCACACTCTTGCCAACAAGGCGAAGGGCATCAAGAAATCCAAATCCCCCAACGTTGCTGAAATTATCAGCCGACACATCGACCAACTGGGCGGCGACGTAGAGCCTGGAACGAAGGGGACATACAGGGGCATGGTCCCCATCTATTTCCCTCAAGCAGGACTCGGCGGGACACCCATAGATAAGCTCACCGTCAAGGCTGTCAGGGATTGGTTTGACGCCATGGAGCGCGCACCCAAGACGAAGAAGAACGTTCATGCCCTACTATCAGCGGCCCTAAGAACTGAACTTCGGTCATCAGATCCCCGCATAACAAGCAACGTTGCTGAGGGCATCCGCACTCCAAAGTCCACCAAGAGGACCAAGGACCCGGTGTTCTTGACGAAACAAGAAGTCTCCGACTTGGTAGATGCCATGCCCGACGAGGTTTATAAGCGGATGGTGGATCTCATTGCCTATACCGGAATGCGCTTCGGTGAGGTTACGGCGCTACATGGACGCAACGTCAGCCACTACAGGGGACGTGTGCAAATTAGAGTTCGTGAGGCATGGAAGCGGCACGCTGGGAAGGATCTAGGGCAACCACTAGGCGCTCCAAAGACCTCCAAGGGAACGCGGACCATAACACTTGGCTCAAAGGCGGCAGAGCGCTTCCTGCCATGGGCGGAGGATATTGCGGATGACGAGCTGGTGTTCAAAGTTCCATCGACTGGGACGCACATAACGAGTTCCTACTTTGGGCGCATCGTCTGGAATCCCGCCGTCGAATCACTAATGGATACAAGCGATGGCAAGAAGAAGAAGCTGCACTCACGCCCTACCCCGCACGATTTGAGGCACACGCACGCGTCGATGCTGATAGAGCAAGGCAACGATCTGGTGGTTATCCAAGATCGGCTAGGGCATGAGTCGATCACCACAACGGTGGGAACATATGGACATCTGCGGATCGACGCAGACGCCAACGCTGCTGACTCACTCGACTAGTGCCGACATAATAGTGCGATGTCACACCCTGCATATAGACTGCAATTTCATACACTGGCACCACTTTATGGGGAACAAATGAAGAAGATCATCACGGCTCTGGCCATCGCCGCGGCGCTTGCGCTCACCGGCTGCTCAGCCGCCACGGACACCGCAGACTCTAGCAAGGCTGCAAGCTCAGAAACGAAGGCACCCGACGCGCCAGCCGCGGAAGAAAAGAAAGCTGACGATGTTCCGAGTGAATACAAGTCAGCACTAAAGAGTGCCGAGAACTACAACAAAATCATGCCGATGAGCAAGGCTGGCCTATTGGCACAACTGACCAGCGATGCTGGTGACAAGTTCTCTCCGGAGGCCGGACAGTATGCCGTTGACACCATCAAGGCAGACTGGAATGCGAACGCTCTGAAGTCTGCAAAGAACTACCAGGACATGATGTCAATGTCTCCCGAAGGTATTCGCGAGCAGTTGACTAGTGAGGCCGGAGACAAGTACACCGCCGAAGAAGCTGACTACGCCGTCTCGAATCTCGGCTGATTTCGGGCAACAAAAAATGGCGGCACCCGGTGAGGGGTGCCGCCATTGTTATGCGTCGTCGCGGGTTGCGAGGTGGTAAGTGTCCGTCAGGTTGGGTTCCGCTACATCGGTCTTGGGCTTCGGCTCAGCACCCAGCCCAACGCGCTGCAGGAGCTCGTTGACGTACGGGACGGCCATGAGTCGGGTGATTGCTGCGGACACGCCAAGGAAGACGGCCAGTGCGCCTCCTGCTGCTTCTGCCGAGTCGCCTGTGATCGCTGCGACCACGAGTGGGGCGGCGACTGCGAGGCCGATCACGAGCTGCAACACTGTCCGCGCCACAGCTTTCCATGGGTACTGTTCCTGTGTGGACACTGCCACCCGCCGGCCGGTCACTTGTCACCGCCAGCCACAGTTACGTCCACCTTCACGACAGACTCAGCAATGGAAGCCTTCACGGCGTCCTTGATCTGGTCCACCGTCGCACCATCAGATGCCGCTGCTGCTGCGACGGCCGCGAGAACTTGAATGACATGGTCATCGTTCCAGGCAATCATCAGCCCGAGTGAAGTCTTCCGGCCCTTCATGGCGCCGGCACTAGTCATGGGTCGGCTCATGACCTCATCGACAACACGCTTCACTCGGTCACCGCGGCCCCATGGCGTGCAGAGTTCCGCGTAAATATCTTCTTGCTGCTTATCTGTCAGTGCCATGAGAAAGCCTTCTTCCTTGATTGGTGTGATGTTCCCGGACTGCGGGTTGGCGGGCTGGAATTCTGATTCCCAGAGATCCCAGTCGGCGGGGCTGTTGTAGTCGGCGGGGTTGCCGGCCACAGCGTCGCCCCAGTAGTAGTCGAAGACGGCTGAGACGTGGATGTGGTCGCCGTGCCAGTCAGTTCCGGTGTAGGCGACCCACTCCCAGCCGGTGTGGTCGCCTGCGATTCGGCCACGATGGATGATGTAGGCGAGCCGGTCAGGATGGCCGGGGATTGAGCCGCGCTTGCCCTCGGCTCGGAGCCGTTCGGCAAGGTCGATGCCCTGCGCTTCGGTCAGGTTGCCGGGCCCGACAAAGATGTCCATGGCGTGGGCTTGCCCGTTCGCGTCGGCGTTGTGGCCGGAGACATTCCCTGCTGACTTGTAGCCGGTCACGAATTCGTAAGTGCGCGCCGGGTTGCCGTAGACCTTGCGCAGCTTCGAGGCAAGAACTGTGAGGCCACCATTCGGCCCTGCGTAGGGGATTAGAAGATTGACCATGCGCCCTCCTTAGGGGGTTGGTTCTGCTGTTGATTCGGGCTTTGATTCGACTTTGCAGGGACCGGATGAGTGGTCGGTGGTGCCGTCTGTGTAGGTGATCTGCCAATAGGACTCATCACCGTCACCCACACACTGGACGTCAGCAACCCCGCGCCCGTTGGCGCCAGTCGTTCCGGTCGCCCCCGTGGCTCCCGGTGCGCCGTCCTTACCTGCCGGTCCAGCTGGGCCGGGAACGCCTGGCTCACCCGCGTTGCCTGGTTGGCCTTGTATGGATTGACCATCGGTACCCGCGGCACCGGGAACGGTTGAATCTTTTCCGTCCTTGCCTGCCGGACCGCTGGGGCCTGGGACGGTGGAGTCCGCCCCATCTTCACCGTCGAGGCCGTCCTTGCCGGGATCACCCTTAGGCCCGGGGATCGCCTGCGAGGGGTCCTCCTGAACCTGCGTAGCCTTTTCGCACACGTCCCTGTCGTCAACGAGCAGCGTGCCGCTTGTGTCGCAAATGCGAATGATGTCCGCGGAAAGCGTTTGAGAGTTGGCCTGAGCTGTGCGGGTGTCGGACTGGGCTTTGAGCTGGAGGCCGACGGTCAGCATCACCCCGATGAGGATGATGCACCAGAACAGGATCGCCAACCACCTAGGCGGGAAAGGCCGTGCGTGATTTCCAGTGGAGTCATTCATACGGCACTTTCCTCGTCTCGGGTTCGGCGTTCCGCTTCGGCTTCCTTGAGGTCTTTCCGGAGTTGGTCGCGTTCCTCGCGGAGGGTTTTGTTGTCCTCGCGAAGAGACTCCCGCATCTCTGCTTCGAACTTCCGGTACAAGAGGTAGAAGCCAAGGACGCCTCCACCGCTAAGGACAGGCCCAACGACGGCCTTGAGAGTTTCCACAATCTGGGGGTCCACATTTAGCCCTCCTGGGACGGTCCGGTTGGCCAGTGCCCGGTCATTCCGTGGCCTTCAAAGGTGATTGCATGTGAGCCCCTTTCGGGCATAAAAAAGGGCCCGAGGTGGGCCATTGGAGATGGGGAAGATACCGGTCTTATCGGCCCCTTAGCACTTGGCTGCTATGCTTCCGCCATGGGGAAAATACCGCCGATCTACCGGCTACGCGCATGGTTCACCGAAGCTACAGCCGACAATGAGACACGCAATCCTCGCGAGTGCCGCTATGGCAAAGCATCGGGAGCCGTAGATAACTGCACCGAAGTAGTTCAGCCGGGCGCGGGCGTCATGTACTCCGGTGCAGTCTTCTGTTCAGAAGATCACGCGATCCTAGATCAGGCCGAAGCCCTCATCTAGGCCGCGTCGCTGTACACGGATCCAGTGGCAGCACAATAGGCCTGACCGGTGGCCGCGTGAAGTCCAGCCATGAGCCACGTGGCCGCGGTGTCAGTGAATTGGCCCTTGAGCGTTCCATCGATGTAGACCTTTAGCGCATTGGTCGTGGCATCGTAGTCGATCTCAATCATGGTTCGGACAGTTCCTGTGGCGGGAAATACGCCAGTGATTACCTGATCTACGATGCTCGTTGCCGAATCGAATGTTCGCAAGATTAGGTTTGCGCCATTGCGTAGGGCCAGGTACCCATACCGGATCAGAGCGCTATTGTCCGAGACGGATTGTGCGAGCATCGGACCGTCCGCACCTGTTCCCAGCGTGGCCTCGAACATCCACCGTGCAGGGATCTTTGTTGCACCATCACGCAAGCTGACGCCTGAGAGTGTGTCAATCATGGCATCCGATCCGGTGAGGGAGAACCGGTTGGCCACTCCACCGACTGGATGCAGTGCCAGTGCCTTGTACTTCTGGCTAATTGCGGCAGGCTGTGAGGGGCGTACTGCAACGAAAGTAATGGCGTCAATTTCGATTCGGCCAGCGGTGCACGTAATCGTGATGTTGTCCGGCCCCAATCCACGGTATTCGTGCAGTGGAACGTAGGCCCAATGATTGCCAGATGCTGTTGGTGGCGCGGTTAGTGTTACCCGCTTCGTGGCCTTGCCCAGCGCCCCGCCGTTGTAAATGATTTCGAAGGTTCCGAATCCTTCTTCCGCCCGGTACATGTACAACTTGAGTACAGGCGTTACAGGAGCTTGTACATCAATTGCTAGGGTCAGAGTCTGCCCAGCAATGACAGCAATGGTTTGGCCCGTGGCTGATCCCGTCAGCGTGGAGTGCGTACCGCCTACATGTGCGCGCTGCCGTGCAACGTATTTCATTCCTGGTGCTACACGGATTGGGTAAGCACCCTTGGGGCCGGTTAGTGCGGCCAGTCGGCGTCCGACTGTTCCATAAAAGGCCGGGGTCCCGTGAATGCCATCAGTCCAATAGGCGTCCAATTCAGGGAGACCCTGCACGAGCTCAGCGATATCGACGTACCGTGCCCCGTACCGCAGTGCGGTTGCTCGGTCCGCGGCGGCCGCGGCGAAGATCCTTCGTGCGTGTGCAGTGGTGGTTACCGGCGAACCGCCAACAACAATAACCTCAGCACCGCGGGCGTTGGCTCGGTCGATGAGGGCACGAAAGTTAGCCAAGGTTTGGGCGTCCGTAAGGATTCCGCCCCGGTTCCCGTAGTCCATGGCGTCGTTGGTGTCGAGCCAGAACAACTCTACGTCACCCGATTGCCCCGCTACCCATCGCGTGAGGGCTTGCTTGGTCTGGTCTCCGGGGTAGGACTGGTTTATGACACTGACCGCAGACGGGTTATTCAGTGTTGCTTGGGATTCGAAGGCCACGGTGGTTGGCGTGGATGAGCGGGCTTGGGTGGCACCGTTCGTGGCGGGGGTGGTTCCTGATGCGCTAACGTCCTGCCCGTACAACAACGAGTGCCCCGTTAGCGCAATGGTCTTGGTTGCCCCATCGGCGGACTTCTTGAGACCCTGACCTTCGGACGGTCGATCGAGGGCAACACCGTCTACGATGGCGGCGGTTAGGACGACTTCCGCAGCTCCCCCCGGACCGATTGCAGCGATTACCGCTGACCCTGCCGGCGCACCAACAAGACCTGCCGCTGCCTGTGCCGCAGCCTTGGCGGCTTCGGCCTGGGCCACCGTGGATGCGAGTTGTTCAGCCACAGCGTTAGCGGCATTTGTAGCCGCTGTCTGCGCGGCAACTCTCGATGCGTCCGCGTCGGCAGCCACGCCCGCAAGAGTCTCAGCGACCTCCCCAGCAGCGTTCGTAGCTGCCAGCGCAGCAGCACCAGCCGACGCATCTGCGGCACCCGCCGAAGCATTCGCAGCAGCAGCCGACGACTCAGCAGCATCCTTCATGCCCCGGTACGACTCGAAAGTGCCAGTGAAACCGCCACCATCCCACGCGACCTGGTCCAACGTGGCATGCCTGAACGCCGGGCCAAACCCATTGGCGTTAATCGCCACCGGGTTAGCAATCGTCAAGGAACCGCTAATATCAGTGATCGTCACCGGAGTCTTGGTCGGGTCGCCCGGAGCGTAGAGAAGAATCGTCCCACCCTTGGCAACATTTTCTGAGTTGTTCGGGTCAACCGCAAACATCTGCGTGAAGGTATAAGGTGCTGGCATTGAAGCCTCCTAAAGAAGTTGAGACAGAAAGGTCAAGAGACGGGAAGCTTCCATGCGATGGTTGCCGTGATGCGAGACCCGTTAGAAATTGGTGTGTTGCCGCCCGTTGAACGGACTGTCACAGTGCCAGCGAGGTTGACGCAGATGCCTACGCCACCCCATGACGGGCCAGAAACCACGCCAGCACCGAACACGGATGCATCAGCAGGCCGCCACCCAGCCGGGATGAGCGTGCCAGTTACCAGATTTCGCTCAGAAGCGGCCTCAATAGTGAACGCCGGGCCAGAGATGCGAACGACAAGGAGGCTCATAACGATCTGCGCTTCCTTGCCATCCACAGACAAAGTACGAGACAACCGAACCCCATACGCCCAACCAGTATCCGGGGCGCTAACAGCAATAACATCAGCACCAATCGAGTACGGCGCCGACCATGCCCACGTCCCATTCGGCCCCTGCGCAAACCGCCACGGGGTGGAGCCGATCATCACATCAGCACCCGGGCGAGCCAAGTAATTCAAGGCCAGAACATCAGCCGCAACCATGCCGCCATTACCAGCCCAGCAACGCAGGTCAATGATCTGGGAAGGAGTATTGACACCACCAACCCACTTGACCAAAGCAAGCGGCTGATCGTCCTCAACACCGGGGCCCTTGGTTCGTAGCGTCTCAATGTTCGGGGTTGTCGAGCCACCCTGAATAGCAACGAGCGTTGACGGTCCACCAAGCAAGGGTTGCCAGTTACGGCGCACCACAATCAGATCCCAACGAGTCCCGCTAGCAAGCGTGGAGCACTGGACCGTCTGCGTCGTCTCAGCCGTATCCGACACACCGTAACCGTGAGCCTTCCCGGCAGCAACGTTCAACGCATAGGGAATGGACGGGTGTGTGGCAACCATGAAATCACCCTCACCAATAACGCCATAGTCCGCGGCGCCAGCACGATTGGTTGCCCGGTCAGTCTCAGTCACCGGGCCGTCATAAAACTTGCTCACCAAAACCATTAGCGGGCCATCCTATCCATGTTGTCGCGCTTCAAATCGCGGATTCGTTTAGCAAGCTTCACGTCGGGATCGTCCGTGCGCTCGCCGATGATTGGGGTGGCAAGGTCGCCGTCTTTGTTCCAAGACAGCTGCACCTCGCGCAGGGTATCCGTGAATAGTTGGCCATTGATTCGGGCAGTCACCCTGTCCCCGATCCGCAGCCCATCACCGCCATAACGGAAGTGCGGCGTCTCGGAGAGCTCCAAGGACAGGCCCGACATGGGCGCCCCGTCGCCCAGTGCCTCGGCCGCACGTTCGGCGTACACGTCACCAACAGAAGAATCGCGAGCATCTTGGAACACCTCGATGATGTCCACCCACTCGGATTCACGGGCCCCATCTGAGAAGCCCTTGAAGGTGCGCGCAACTCCCTCGCCCTGTCCACCGACGACTACGCGGGTGGCTGTTGGCGCGGCGAGTGAGTATGTGCCACCAATTACGGTTCCGGATGCAGGGCTAAGAATGTGTGGGTAGTCGCGGGGTGTGTAGCAATCCAGCAGAAGCCCGTCACCGTCCTGTCGAACAGTTACGCCAATGCCTGCCTGATCGACTGCGGGAAACAGCCGGTCATAGGTGGGATGGAAGCGGAAGGTGTACGTTCCCACGGCGCCACGGCCAAGGTCAGGGGCAATGGTCAGCGGGTAGCCAAGGCGTGTAGCAGCCTCGGCCATGACCGTCTTGACTACCGTCTCGGCCGGGCCGGTGATCGTCCGATACTCCACGTTCTGCCCGGTCAGTGGCGCCGTTGGTTTCGGCCATGCCAGCCAGTTATGCAGGATGCGAAAGTCACCCTCGACGTTGAATGTCAGCACCGATGCCATGTTGAAATCGCCGGTAGCGAGTCGCACCGGGCCGGACATTTGAAACTCGCCATGGCGGTAGATCATGACCCGCGCACCCGGGGCCATGAGATCCGCGGCGCGCAGGTGATCGGAATCAATCGCGAACGTCGCCGTGGGCTTCATGTTGTGCCGTGGAGTTGGCTTCAAATCGATCGGGTTGCCCACCCAGCCCTTGAACGTCCAGCCCTGGTAGACCACGATTGAATACGGTGTCTCGTTAGCCATTAGCGGGCCCTCCAATACTTATTGCGAACTTCCGCAATGACCGCGCCTTGGCCGGTCATTGTGATTGTCAGGGCGCGATTCTGGCCGCGAGGAATAGCAACGAACTTTGATTCAGGGTCAAGGTCGCTGGTTCGGTCTACGGGGTCGGTGATCTTGCTGCCGTCCCATTCGCCGTACCAGAGCACCTGGCCGTTGATCGGGTCCGTGTCGATCTGCACCGCGTACCCCCCGGCGATGTCGAAGGGAACCGCGATATTGGAACCCTCAACACCGACAGAGACCGCCGTCGTAGGGCCAACCACCGTCCAGATCGGATAGGTGGGCACATCTCCATCGTTAGAGAACTTAGCGCTGCCCAAACTGCCACCAGCGGACAGGTAATGAATGACATCATCGGCGTACCCGTAAGTGATGCGGTCTTCTGCGGTGACGTAGTAGTTCCGCAAGTCACCCTGCGCCCACGAATTCCTGACCGTCTCACCCAACCAATAAGGCTGATCAGCAAGCAGGGTCACCCCATACTTTGCCCAACCCCGATACACCGAGTCATGCAAAGTCTCATCATCAGAGCTCACAAGGCGAAGGTTCAGAGTGCGCCGGCCGCCACCTGGAATGTGGCTAGTCCAAGTGCCCTCAAAGTCAGGATCGAGACTCCGCCAAAATGCCGAATCACGGGCCATGAACTCATCAGAACCAGTGTCCGAATAGAGGAACAGCGGCCAGAAGCACTCCCGATCATTCGTAGATGTGCCACGATGACGCGACCCAGCAACCATGGGAGACTTCGTTGACTGCCGCTCAAAGTCAGGCAGGTGCAAACCGCGCACACCCGGCATAAGGAACAGGCCAGACTTCGGGTTAGTCAGCTCCCACTCAGACCCATCCCACCCCCGCCACGACAAGTCCTGCGCCTGCCATGGCGGGGCTGGTGGCGCCGGAGGAACGTACGGCAACGCATAAGCAAAATTCACCATACTGGCCTCCTAGAAGTAGACACTGAAGGTGTCACGTCGCTTCGTTTCAATGCGGTTGGCAATCTCGTATGGATCCCAGCCAACGTTTCCGTTGAAGATGACGTCACCGCCGCCAGCCTTACCGCCCACGCCTTCTGGGAGGTGCTGTGAAAGCTTGGACAGTGGGATGACAGCCTCGGGCCCAGCCTCACCAACAACGGCGAGAGTGGGCCGGGTGATCACACCGCCCTCAGCGAGCATGGGGATGGATGGAACAGACCAGCCATTGCCGCCCACGCCAGGAACCCAGTCAGGAATCTTGAAGCTGATCTGCCCAACAGTGCCGTTCCAGAAGCCCGCGATGGCGTTGAATGCGTTCCGGAATGGGGACATGATCGAATTGGCGATGCTCTGGAAGATCCCAGACACAGTGCCAATGGCGCCACTGAAAAATCCAATGATTCCGTTCCAAGCGCCGGATACGAAAGAACTTATTCCGTTCCATGCGCCGGCCCAGATGGAGCTAATAGCACCAAGGACGTTTGAAATTACGGCTCGAACCGTGTTGATGTAGCCGGTTATGAAGCCGACTATTCCGCCCCAGATCGCAGAGGCCACGGAGCTGACCAGATTCCACGTATTGGCCCAGATCATCTGAGCCGCCATGACCCCGACGGTGATTATTGTCCGGATCGTGTTTATGTAGCCAGTTATGAAACCGACAATTCCGGACCAGACGGCCATTGCCACCGACGAAACAAAGCCCCATACAGCGGCCCATGTGGTACTAATCCAGCTCAGGACTGTTCCGATAAGGTTGCCGGCGTTGGTGATCGTGGCCTGAATGAACCCCCACACCGCGCTCCACACGTCTTGGAAGAATGTTGTCTGAGTTGCCAAGTAGATGATGCCTGCCACCAGCGCGACAATGATCAGAATGAGCCACGTGATCGGGTTCGCAAGCAGGGCTGCGTTCGCTGCCCAGATACTCGCTGTCCATGCAACAAAGGCACCCACGAGGGTGGCGCCAATAATTCCGGCAACCACGCCTAACACCCACGTGTTCTCGCTAAGCCATGCGCCGAATTGCTGCAACATGGGCATCGCGCCCGCTAGCGCCCCGGATATCTGACCGAAAACATTTGACGCCAAAGGCTCCAGGGCCAGCATTGCGTTGTTCTTGACAAGCTGCCACGACTCAGCAAAGTCGGCAGTGTCGGCGGCCGTTCCAAGGATGGAATCCGACGTCTGCCCAGCAGCCTTACTAAGGTCATCAAGGTTGATAGATCCGGACTTGAGTGCACCAACAAACTGTGATGCGCCCTTAGTTCCGAAGACCTTGGCCGCCAGATTGATCGCACCAGCCTCGTCACCGCTCGCGATGAAGCCTTGCAGCTCACCAGTCACGCGCTTGAACGCGTCCTTAGGTGCCTCGCCATCCTTCGCCAGTGTCACAAGTGACTTGCTCATGGATGCCATGACGGCGCTAGAGTTCAGGCCAGCCTTATCGAGTGAACCAACCAGCACGGCGGTCTCTTCGAAATTGAACCCAAGCGCCTGAACTGCCGGCGCATTCTTTTGCACCGACGCGGCAAGGTCATTCATGCCAACGCCGGTTGCCTGCGACACCTGAAAGAGGTGGTCCATGGCGCCGGAGACATCATCACCAGTGATCTTGAACGCGCTGAAAGCTGCCGATGTCTTTCCAATATCGACGGACTCCCCGAGGATGTTCCCGGCCTGCAGGTACTGTGACGCCACGGTTTGCAGTGTGTCCCCAGTGAGGCCCATGCGAGTGTTGATGTCAGCCACGGCAGTACCAATGTCACCAAATTCGGCAGGCACCGTCTTGCCAACGTTCTTGGCTACATCAACGAGGCCGTCCAGGGCCTCGCCTGTGGCTCCCGTTCCAATGCGGATCGTGTCAGCAACGTCATCAAATGATTCCGCAATCTTCCACAGGCCAGTGAATGCGCCAGTGACAGCGGCCGCCCCGGCAAGGGCCGCCAAGCCCTTGCCGAAACTGCCGGAGAACTTACTGCCAGCAGCGGAACCAGCCCCATCACCGGCCTTGGAGGCGCTAGGAATGAGGGCATCAGCAATCGCACCCTGACCACCCTCGAAAGACGGGATCAGATGGACATACGCCTTGGCAATATCAACGCCGTTCTCAGCCAACGTGACCCCCTTTTGGGCATAATGGTGATAGAATATATGTATGGCAAAAGAATGCAGTTTCGACGGATGCGAACGAGTTCACGAATCACGCGGCCTGTGCAAATCACACGCCCAACAGCAGCGCGAAGGGAGGTCATTAAAGCCCATCCACACGAAGACTTCCTCCAAGGAGGTGTTCTTTTGGGAACGTGTGGAAAAGTCCAGCGGGTGCTGGAACTGGACGGGAAAGAAGACAACCCATGGATACGGACAGATGAAGCACGGCGGAACCGTACGGGCCGCGCACCGGTACTCGTGGGAGCTAGCGCACGGGGAACTGGACGAGAATCTTTCGATTGATCACTTGTGCCATAACCCACCGTGCGTAAACCCTGATCATCTAAGGGCCGTAAGCCACCGGAGCAATATGGAGAACCGGATTTCTTCCCATAGCAATAGCAAGTCCGGAGTCAGGGGAGTTATGTGGGACGCCGAAAAGAAGAACTGGCGAGCCCGCGTAGCGTCGGACGGAAAGAAAATAAACGTCGGAAGATTTTCTAGTCTCGAAGAAGCCAATGCAGCTGCTCTAGAGGTGCGCGCAAAACTATTCGAAGTAACCGACTGATCGCCCCGACAGTCGGTTACTTCGGCAATAAAAAAGACCCCTAAAGGTCAGTTGGATTCCCACCAGTCATTGAATTGACTGATCGGTATTGGCTCACTGCCGAATGTTTTATCGCCAGATTCCACACCGGGCCGTTTGATCGGCTTCGGGTGCGGGGAATTCTTGCGCCCCGCTCGTTGCCAATTGCCCTCAGCGAGCATGTCTCCGATGAGGGCTAGTAGCTGTGCGTTGACTTCGCCATTCGCCCAGGCTGCCGTCTCTGGATGCATCACCCGAGCAATGGACGATGATGTGGGAGCGTGCCGAATGATCACCCATAGGTCACGCCACGACAAGGCCGGTGTGCCAAGGTCGCCAATGTGCTTCCCGATGGTCAGCAGATGGTACTCAATGGCCTCGCCGAACTCGTCTAGGAGTTGGACAAGGCCGAAGATTCCCCCAAGCTCACGGAAGACTCGTCACGGCTCTGTGACCATGCCGTCCAAATCTGAGTAATCTCATCCTGTGTGCCCACCATGAACGCGCCGGGTGCGTACTTGTCGAACACCTCACGCTGCAACACGACCACATTGGAAAGCGCCGACTGATCGAATGACTCGGGAAGAACAATTTCCTCGCCGGTCGCGTCAGCAATCGCCTTAGCCTTGTCGTAGATTTCTTTGCCGGCGTTGGCTGCCATTGCCGCGTTGGTCAGGCGTGATGCAAGATCCGCGTTCAAGTACTCCTTGGTCGGAAGGGTGTAAACCTTCTTCGGCGCACTGGCGAAACTAAACTCAAAAACGTTTTGCTTGAAGCTGGGAGTGAAAACCATTTGCGGGAACACCTTTCAAAGAATGGGATGGGAGCGCATGAGGGTGGAACGGCGGGCCGGGGAGCGCTCCCGCAAGAAGAAACCCCGGCCCGCCAGCTTGTTAGGCGACTTCCAGAACAGAAGCCGCTTTGTTTACGGACTCAACAACACTCGATGCGCGTGAGTTTTCCAGATATGAAATGGCAGTTGAAAGCGTGTCGATACTGTCGCCCAGCAAGCCAAGCGACATGTTGCACCGCTGGCACAAAAGCCCACGAACTCGACCGGTCTCATGGTCATGATCAACTGCTAGGCCCTTGTAACTTTCCTCTGGGAGGGTGCCGCATATCGCGCAGCAACCATTTTGCAGTTCAAGGATTGCGTCGTAAATTTCCGCCGTTATCCCGAAGTTGAACATCAGGTGACGCTCACGACGCTTATCGACGTTCGCAGCATTCCATGCGTTAGATGTGAGCCGAGCGCGCTCACGATTCTTGGACCGCCATTTGGCGTTGGTTTCTTTGCCCGCCGCATGAGCGCAAGGTTTGCACCTTGCTTGTCGCCCATCCGTCTTATTGTGCGGCGCCTTGTGGAACCGATCCAGTGGCTTAGTTTCCCCGCAGAGCTTGCATGTTTTCTCTGCAATGAGGGGACTATGCACTATAGATTCCATCGTCGGTGTAGATGTAGACATTGACGCCGGCCGCGTCAGGGAAAGTCTTGAGCGTGATCGGCCACGTGATAGCACCAGACTTGGTAAAAGCGATCTCGCCCTGCTCTGAAACCTGGGCATCAGGGACAACGATAAGGATCTTCGCTGCGCCATCCTTGACACGGAAGATCCATGACTTGCGCGGCATCTCAGTCGCGCCCATCGTGGCCTTAATGATCTTGCCGGACGTGGGAGTTGCCGCAGTGACAGTCACGTTGTCATCGCCGAAGTAGTTCTTCAACGCGGCCTCATTGGTTTCAAGATGAGCCCATGCCAGGGTGCCGTTGAATTCCTCCAACGTCTCCTTGACGGTCGCACCTGACCAGTCCTTGATCCCGGCCATGGAACGCTCAGGCGTCATGGTCAGACCGTCTTCGGAGATGTAACCCGAGTCATCAAACTCAGCACTGGGAGCTTCGGACGGCAATACGGGCAGGTCAGTTCCCAACGGCGCCGAAAGGATGGCGCCGGTAGTCGCCTGATCGGGACCACCTACTAGAACATTTTTGGCATCAACAGCCATGATTTTTACCCCTTCCGGGCGTTAGAGAACTTCGCCTCGTACCGCTAACTGGTACGTGGCTGTGAATCGTGCATGAGTTGGTGCGAGCGGGTCCGGGTCGTTGTAAGCGCCGGAGAATTCATTGACAGAATCAACTTGATTGCCGCCCAGAAGATTGCCCTCTAAGGCGTTCATAAGGGAGCGGACGAACTGGGCCACCCGGAACGCCAGCGACTCATCAGGCGAGCTCTTGGAGCGGCCGTAACACTCGATGGTGAGCTGGGGCTGATCGGTCACCATGTCCCGACGAGGCCCGCCCGTGCGGTGAATGTAAATGAACGACTCCGGCAAGGTCGCCGGCCGCTTTACATAGGAGGGTTGACCGAAGCCAAACCCCGGAAGAGTCGCATTGAAATGCTGCCGAAGATCATCCTCAACATCAGCGAACAGGACCAGATCACCCATCAGCCACGCCCCGCATCAATAGCCTTCGTAAGCACCTTGTCAGTAGCCTCGGCCTTGCGCGCCTCAGACGTGTTCGCAACCACCATCACACCCGAACGCTGTGGATTCTCCGTCTTGACGATGACAAACCCATCAACACCCGTCGCTTCTAAGATCCGCTCGGCACGCGCCAGCAGATCAGCGCGCACACCCTCAGAACGACGAACCGCATTGAACCCCTCAATATTGGGAACAATCTTGATCTTCGTAGCCATCAGCCCTCCCAATCCACAAGCTGCAAAGTGGTGTTCGAGACAGCACCAGAAGGAGACTTCCAGTAAGCGGCCGATCCAGAGAGTGAGTACCGGACGCCATCAAAGACAACCGCCACATGATCACCGACCGGAACAATCCGCTTGATGAACACCGTCCATCGGATCGTGTTCTGAGTACGGTTCTGCAGATCCTCCGACGACGCCCCAGGCTGCACAGAGCAACCATCAATAGGCGTCACCGAAACAGGGCTGTCAAAGTCAGGCCGCGGCGTGCCACGATCATCAACCCATGACGGATCAACCACCTGCACGGACTCACTGAAAATCATCAGACCCCCTTGAAGATCCGGTAACGATCCAACATGACCCGCTCGTGATCCATCAGCACGACGCCACCAGCAACCCCAGGGGCGACCAGCGAGAACGACACGGACACTTGGCCCGCTTGCTCCCGCGTGATGCCGCTAGGGGACAGTGACGCACGCCCAGCAATGGCGCGCACAATCTCGGCAACCTCGGGCACGGACTCAAAGCCATGCTCAACAGTCAGCCGCACACCACGCAGGCGTGAAGTCCAACAGCCATCAGCACGCAAGAAGCCAGCCTTCGACCACTCCAACGTCAACGGGTCCATGACCGCGCCGGCATTTGTTGCGGCCGTAATGTCCACGACACGCAACGACGGGATAGGTAGCGAGTAGGCGCCGTTACCGTCGATCACCATTTCCTCAGTGATCACCGGGGCAATATGCCAGCCGCAATAAGACCGAACGGCAGCCTCAGCAGCGGCCAAATAATCGGCCTCTCGGTCAGCGCTTGGTGCGGGTAGCAGGCTTTCCATCAGCCACCGCCTTATTGTCAGGCTCGACCGCCTTGTTCTCCGGCACGTCAGCCTTAGCCTCGGCGGCAGGCTCGATCTCCGGCACATCAACGACCGTTGCGGCGATTACTTCGAGTGCTCCATCCGGTACATCCTGGTCATCGAACTGGAAGGTGAGACCGTTCAATTCATAAATCTTCAACGCCATTTTGACTCCTTGGTAAAGGTGCTGCGCTGGGGACTCGAAAGCCCCCAGCGCAGCGTCCGGTTACGGGGTGGGCTCAGCCGCCGACAGGGTGACCTTGACGAATGCAGCCGGGTACTTGACCTGCAAGCCCAGGCGTTCGCGAACTCGGATCGTGATCTTGTCGTTCGTGAAGTCGTCAGCGTGGGAGTTGGTGGACTCAACGCGAACGCCTCCCTTGCGGAAGACCTTGGCGGAAGTGAACGCACCAACCAGCACGGTGCCGGCGGCAACGGCGTTGGTCACTACCGTGCGCAGACCCCACAGCGGGGGCTGCTCGATGATTCCGCCCTGGCCGTACTGGCCAGCGAAGAAGCCACCACCGAAGTACTGGCCGTTGCCGTCCTTACGCAGGCGCAATGCCTGGTAGTCCAGGGGGTTGATGACGATGCCATCAGCGGAGAAGATCGAGCCGAGACCGACCTTGGTCATGGCGCGGAAGATCGCGTCAGCGTTGTCCGTTTTGTCAGCCGAAGCTTCCACCTGGACACCGACACGGTTCAGCAGGCCGCGCAAATTCGGGCTGGTGCCGTTACCGGACAGCAGCGCCGCTTCTTCCTTGGAAGCCAGATCGTACAGCGCGGTCGAGTTGACCTCGGACACGACGTAAGGCAGATCCTCAGCCATGTCATCGCTGATCTTGAACCAGCCAGCGACCTCGCCGAGCGCGTCCGTGACCCAAGTCGGATCGGCAACGTGCATCTGTGGCTTCTGGCCACCCTCACCAACGGCGCCGGTTCCACCTTCGAGCGCGCCATAGACGGGGTAGGAGATCGCATTTCCGGAGACGTTGCCGCCACCCAGTAGGTCGGCGATAACAAGACGCTGTCGAACCGGCTTGACGAACTCGGTATCGATGTCCGTAACCAGCGGACCGTACGCGCCGCCGTTGCGTCCAACGAGCTGCGTGTCAGTTGCGGCCTTGAACTCCGGAGTAGCAATGGTGCCGGGAGTCTTGAGGCTGCGACCCTTGAGGGACTTCACAAAGTGATCACCCAAGGACTTCGCGCCAACCTCGTCCGGGCGAACCTCAGGATCGGCTTCACTCATGGACTTAACCAGAGCCTCGCCATCGGCGATTGCCTTCTCGTGAGCCTTTGCCTTCACGATGTCACCCTTGATGGATTCCATGCGTGCGGCCTGCTCGTCGGACAACTGACCGGACTTACCGGCAGCGACCAGGCCCTTGGCCTCGTTCATCAGTTCATCAAACTTAGACATTTGAAATTCCCCTTTCAAGGGATTCAGTTAGGAAAAAGGATTCAAACGACTTCGCATTGACGGACACCTCGGCGGCAGGTTCCTCGGACTTGACCTTGCCCAGTTCCTCAGGCTTATCGCCCTTGACCGCGCTCAGTTCCTCGTCCTTGACCTGGTGGCCGGTGCTGGTCTTGCCTTCGTCATTCGTTGCTGCATCAAGCAGCGCGGACAGGGCCAGTTTGGCCGCGTCCAAAGCGTCGATCGTCTTGGTGACAACCGCCGCGTTCTTGGCCGAGAGAACCCGGCCGGCCTTGACGCCATCAATGACGTCAAGAAGATCTGATTTTGCAGACAGCAAATCGGTCGCCTGATTTGCCCCGACGAGCGTTGGCCCAACCTCGTAAACCTTCAAGGCTCGAAGCTCGGTCGCATCCTTGCCACCCACTTTCGTGGGGCCGGAGTCTTCCACCGAGTAGGCGAAGGAGAACTGTGTGACACGGCGGGCCTTGAGTAGCTTGAAGACCTGGACCGCTTTCGGGTTATCCATGTCCAGCTGGGCTTTGACCTGTAGGCCGGCGTCGGTCTCGGACGCCTCAACGACGTGGCCGATGTGTGAGAACGGGTCACTGGAATCGTGCGACCACACCACGGGGATAGGGTCACCGCTGTCTGACCAGTCCTTCAACGTCGCAGCAAAGGCGCCCTTCACGATCACGTCCCCGTACGAGTCAATGTTTCCGAACACGGCCACAACAGCCTCAAATTCGCCAGCATCACCAGCCGCAGCCTTGACGCGGACGGGCATATTCTTCGTAAGCACTAGCCCTCCTTGGGCAATAAAAAAGACCCTCTCGGGTCACGGTTGATGATGCGGATTATGGGATAGTGATCTCGACTTCGCACATGCAATTTGCTACGCCCTCAGCACCGCCAGCCGGATCGCCCGGCCAGTTTTGTCCGGATGAGAAGGTGTCATTCATGCCCACCGTCTCGCCGTCCATCGCCGCATGTTCCGGCCTTGGATTGCCAGAGCTAGTCACCCATGTCTTCGTTGCCTGGTCACCGCCGCGCTGCTTGGCCGCCTCAGTAACAGCGAACCCGGCAAAGGTAGTCAGCAACGTTTGAGCGATACCCTTGCCTCGCCCTTCCTCCGCAACATCGAAGACATGCTCAGGCGAGTTGTCCTCACCCTCATAGTCCTCATCCTCGGAGTTATCAATGGCGTCCTGAACCTGGGCCTCGGTGGTCTGGTTGATCATCTCCGCCCGCGACTTAGCCACGGACTGCAAGAACTTCTGAGTGCGGCCCATGTCGTACGCATCAGGGTCATCCCCGATACTGTCCAACGTGTCCGCCGCGACCTGACCAGTCACGCTCACAGCCGCCTTGTACAGGTCGTCTGCAAGCTCCTTGTCCCAGCGCTCCTTGTCCCACCAAGCGGCCGAAGCTTTAGAGTTGATCTTCGCCAACACGCTCTTGCGCTGGCGCTTGAAGAACTGCGCTAACAACTGCTCGACGGTCTTCTCAGACTCACGAGTAGGCGCACCCTTCAACTTGATAGGGTCACGTTTCGTCAATACCCGGCCAGACTTAGGGGCCGAGTCACGCGGGGATGCCTGCCCACCAACAAGGACGTTCAACGGAGTCACAAGCGCAGCAGCATCGCCGCCCAACGCTGGCATATTCTCCAACGCCCGAGCCTCATCAGCAGTCATCCAAGGACGACCAACAGAAGACGAGAGAACCGCAGCCTGCTCATCGAACGATGCAGCAAGTTTGGCCTTCACATTGAACTCAACATAAGCGGCCGGATCTTCCCCAATCATGGGGATAAGGAACCGGTTGATGCGGTCCTGAATCATCTTGAGCCAGGGCCCAAGCGTTTCGCCGTACAGCATCTTGCGGAACTCGCGCACGTTCGCATAGGAGACACCGCCAGTAGCGCCCAGCATCGCCGGGTTGATATGGAAAGCACGAGCAACAGTCTCAAGAGCAAGCTGTGCAGCCTCGGCCCACTGCTCATCCTTGGCATTGAAGCGGGTTTGGTTGATCGTCATGCCGTCTTCAAGGACTGGCATCTTCCCTTCCTTGCCACCGCCACTGCTGTAGCCGGCCATGCCTTCCCTGAATCTGTCCGCTGCCTCAGCAGACCACGCCGCAGCATCCTTAGGACGGGTGATGTACTGGCTAATCTGTCCGCCGTTCTCCCACACCTTGAGCCGGAACTCTTGGGAAGCGACCTGCTCAGCCAGTACATCCCGCAACGTACGGACCGCGGGGGAAACCGTTCGGCCGTAGCCAGGGTCCCAGCCGCGGAAATGAAGTAGCTGCTCCTGCTCGATGACTAGCGGCTTATTACCGGTGCCCATCGAATAGGAGACAACAAGGTTCCCGTCGATCTCATACCCGGAAGTAATCGACACGCGGTCAACAGCCAGCGGGCGGATCTCCCAGCCACCCTCACGGGTCGGCCTAACCAGCCACCACGCCTCATCGAACAACGCCAGGTCAGACACCAGCGCAACCATCAAGTCATAGCCGGTCATCTGCGCATTAGGCGCGGACAACAACCGAGTCAACGGCGAATCACGCAACCGCTCACGGCCACCATCGCCAGCCATCTTGAACGACTGCAAACCAAGCTGGCCAATATTGCGCGAAAGGAAATCAACGACCATGCGGACGCTATGCTGCGTCTCCCACAACCGACGCGGGCCCATGCCCTTGATCGAATGAGCGAGAGCGCGCACCATCTCATCAGTAACCGTCGTCTGACCAGCCGGCAACTCAATGCTCATCATGCCCTGAGGCGCGAACGCACCAGCAGACTTCGCCTGATTGATAATCGAATCCTTACGGAACAAGTCACCGAGACCCATCAGACCACCACCAATCCACGTGTTTCATACGAGCTCACTGTTTGCTTACCTGCCCTAGTCTTCAAAATGGACAAGCCCCAACGAGCCTGCTCAACAGCAACCAGCGGGGCCACATCAACAGGGGACTTCGAACGGTTCAACACCTGAACATCCCCCAAATCCTTGACCACCGCAGCCGCAGCAGCCACGTTCAAAACATCCTGATCACCAACATGGAAGACATCACCAGAGCGCACAGCATCGAACATGCCGCCATGAACCGCAGCCAAGTCCGAACCCTCACACCGAGTCACCGGAATACCAGCAGCCTCAAGATGCTCGATCAGTGCAGACGCCGGAGCGCCGCGGCCCTGAACCACAATCGACTCAGCACCCAACTCATGGAAGTGTTCGGACAGATACGGCACAACCCACTCAGTGCCAGCACGTTGCAGAATGACTTCGACGTGAGTCTTGCCATCAGGTCGGAAACCAGCCACCGCCAGATACGCCATCGCCCTGTTATGAGAGACATCAACCGAAGCGACAATCTGCGAACCCTTCACGATCTCCGAAGTAGGATCACCCTGCGTCTCCCAGAACCCATCACCAAAGATTGCCGACACATCAGCCGTCACCCACTGGCAAAGATTCTCAGTACGGAACACATACTCAGGCACGCCATCCTCACCAGGCTTACCCACAAGGGCGGCCTTAGAGGCGAGCGTTTCCTCAGTGATTAGAGCGATGCCGTTCTCATCCTCATGGCCCATGGACGGGTTAGCCTCGGCCCACCCGTCACGGTCCCAGATGTCACAGCCATCAGGCGCCGACCACTCCATAAGGGCAAGGGTTGTGTCGTGCTGGTTAGCGAACGTCTCAGCGTCCATGAGGCCAGACTCAACGTACTTCTCCCAGTCCGCAATCCGGTCAAGCCCTTGCTTGCGCAAACCGCGCAGCACATCAGACTTAGCGGTGCCAGCGTTCGACACGGCCAATGTCTGTGAGGAATACCGGGCGTTCGTCGTGTTCGTCAGCGCAGACCAGGACTCCCAGTCACGCTGCTGCCGGAGCTCATCAAAGGCAAGATCCGTTACAGACAATCCGCGGCCACCATCGTCAGACGCAGCCTCGCACTTGTAACGGGAGCCGTTCGTAAGCTCCAAGTATTTGTTGCCGTTCACGTTCGACTTATGCGCAATGTACTTGCGCGCAGCAGACCGACGCAACGCCATCGTCGTCAAGTCAAGGATTTCCTCGGCCGCAGACAGCTTATGAGCGGCGCCAAGAATCAGAGGGGACTCAACCTCGGGCCCATCCCACATCAACATGCGCCAAAGAAGGCGGGTAGACATAATGAACGACTTGCCGTTCTGCCGGCTAACCAGCAACAGCACGGTCTTGAACCGCAGCTTCGGGAACTCGTCATAAGAGAACGATCCAAGAGCCAGCTCCAACGAATGAATCAGGAACCATTCCTGCCAAGGATGCAGGCGACGGCCAGCAATCTTCGCCGCCTCAATCGCCTCATAGCCAAGCGACGTATCCTCATTCAATTCACGCAGCGGCTTCGTGTGAATCCGCGGAACAGTCTTACCCAGACGCCGCTTGCTTCCGGCCCCGTCGCTTCTTGAGCTCGTCAACAGCATCACCCTCAGCCTTCACCTCGGCAACAAGTGCCCGTCGCGTGGCAGGCGTCAAGCCCAGCGCCTCGCAATATCGAAGGAACGTCGGAAGGGAAGTATTGTCATGCGCCGGGACAGTCGGCTTACGCTCAGACTCCGCAGCCTGCTCCATCGCAAGATCCACAATCTCGTCCCAAGCATCAATCTTCTTAGCCAAGGCCAGCATCGCCTCCACCGTGCCAGCATCAGCACCCACCCGATCCACATAAGGCGCCGAAGCAATAGCCATCAAAGTGGCCTCATGAACGCCCATGTCACATCCTTAGGTATAATCACGCACGCACACGCGGGCGACCCCAGGTAGAACTTGCAGGGGGAGAGATTAGTTTCGAGGTGGACCTTGCCGGTGTTTTGGGATTCTCAACATTGGGACGCCCCTACCCCTGCACTTACCCGCTGAACCATTTGCGTGAGAGGGTGCCTAGTCCGGTCACGTGTAGTTTGTTGCTGCGTGTGCGGTTGCATCCTCGGTGGCTAGCACGAAGCCCACCAGGATCTTCCGCATGCTGCGGGTGCGTAGAGCGCGGATACAGATGATCAGGTTCCCATACTCCATCGTCGTGTATGTCGACAATGGAGTAGTCGATGGTCATGCCGCAGAGCCAGCAGTTCGCGTCTTCTTCGATGCACTTGGCTTTGAATTGCGGGCGGATTACTTCGCGCCATCGCCTGCTTGTCTGTCCGTCGCCTGCCATACCCCACCCCCTAGGTAGTACCCCCGGGCGTTAGTAGTACCCGACGATGTCCCCACCCTTGATGGAGAGGGCCGGCCGGATCGTCATCATGTCGTCATGGCTGGTTCCGATTGGGACGATGGCGAGGGTTGCTGAGTATCCGCGGAACCGGTCAGCCGTGCGGACAAGTGCGATCTGTCCTCCCGAGTGGAACTCCATGCCTTCGCTGCCGTTTGTTCTGCGTGTGGTGTGTGCGAGTTCTTGGCCGCTGTTGTTCAGCAGGTCGGTAAGTACGTCACGTGGCTGCTTGGTGAGGATGACGACTAGGCCGCCTTGGTTGGCGACCTGCACGGCTTCCCATGCGATGAATGCTGGCAGTGTCACTGTGCCTCCGTAAGTAATACCCCTGATCTGCCCGCTGCATTGCTGCGCAATAGTGTGTCGGGGTCAGGGGAAGTGTTGGTGCAAGAGGGCCGGCGCATATGGGGATACGCCAGCCTTCTTGCTCGTGGATATGGGCTGAGTCGAACAGCCGCCAGTGCCCGCCTGACATACCCTTGCCGTCATCATCCCGACGATGGCGTGTGCGGCTAGACGCTTAGCATTACCTGAATTTTATTAGGGGCGATCGGAACCGGAACCTCTACGCGCTTAGCGGAGGCCCACTGATTCGCATTGTAAGACGCCAGATTGCCAGTTGCGCTGACCACGTGGAGGCGCCCATCGTCGTCAATGACCCAATTGGTGCCATCCGAGTAGCTGTCATCGTCAAGGTCTGGATGTTTGTTGACTGTAATTGCCACGGCTCTCCTATGGTTATTTTTATGATCATGCACCCCAAGGGGCTTAGCTGCTTGCTACAGCGTGGAACGGGTTGGAGTTGAACCAACGCACCTGCACGGCCTAAGCGGGCCCGCTTACCGTCAGAGCTCTAACCATCTGAGCTACCGTCCCTTGTGCCGCTGTCTCTCGACTGTGGCGGTGCGCGTGACCCTGCGCGGGAGATAAGCCTCCTAGGAGATCCATCCATGCCTGCCCACTGTGGATTTGGGCATAAAAATAACCTCGACCAGTTGATGCTGGTGAGGTTTATCAGAGACTTGTGGGCCTCTTTGGAACACTTTACATGGGTTTTTTAACACATGCAAGCTATGTTGCCATGCGATCCTTTCGTGCCTCTAAGACTTCATGCGGCCAGTAGGTGGGTGATGGGTCGCGGGTGACGGGTTTGAGGTAGCCGCGTTGTGCCCAGTGTCGTATCTGCTGGGAGGTGATGGTGATCTTAGAGTTCGTCCTGAGCCATGGCAGCAATTGCTTCGTGGTCATGGGTGGCGCAATCTCCTTGACCCTCTCAGCGTTGGCGGCGTGGTCGATGCGTGGTTCTTGTGGGCCGCTGATTATTGCTTCGGCTTTGGTTTCCCATTCGGCGATGATCCAGGCGGTTCCTGCTGCATGGTCCATGAGTGCGTACTGGGCGGCGGTGTTGGTGACTGTCAGCATTCGCGCCTTGAGTTCGATTGCGTCAAGGTTGGCGGGTGCTGCTGAGCCAGCATCGTTGCTGCTTTTGGTCTCCGGGTTGCCGGGCCTTGTCACATCCAGCCGCGCAATGGCCACGTCCATTTCTGGCAGTAGGAAGTGAATGCTATCGATACGCGCTTGCAGGTCGGATACGCAGGCGACACATAGGTAGGTTTCGGTCGGCTCTTCACAGTCTGGCGTGGTGCAATTCATTTGCCGCTGGCTCCTTGCCTTAGTAGTTCGATGGTGGCGAGTTCGGCGTTCGGAGCGCTCCATCCGGCTTTGATGAATTGGGCTTTCACTCCGGTGAGTGATGCGACGGCTGTTGCTACTTGTTCCTGCATCATCATCAGTTGCTCGACGTGGCTGGGCGCTTGGTTGGGCTTCATGTTCAGCCTTTCGTTTGGTATCGGTTGGTGCGTCCGCGTGTTCGGAGTGGCTCTGGTGCCGGCCCGGTGCCGCGGTGAAGTTGAGTCCAGAGCGCACGTTCTCGCGGGTCGGTTGGTGGTTGGGTTGCGATGACGCCGAGGTCTTGAAGGGCCTTGATGGTTGGCTGGACTGCTTCGGAGAGTTGCTGGAAAACGTCCGTGAATGCGTCCCAGATTCCCTGTGCTGCTTCTGCGAGTGTTGGCGGCTTGGGTTTGGCTGGCATCGGTATCCGCCCGTCCAGCAGGTCGCGGAATAGGTCGTTGGTCATGGCTTACTTTCCAGTTGCATGTCGTATTTTCGGGTAAGTCGGAGGAAGTGGTCGGCCCGTTCTTTGGCGGTTTCAAGTTCTTGCCAGATCCGTTGTCCGGCGTTGGCTTCACGTGCTCGTGGCCCAACTGGCGTGTTGAGCATGCCGTGGTCGAATGGGTGCCGGTTGGCTTCGCGGTTGTCGAGCTTGGCTTGCGTGCGCTCAACAGCGTCGGCCCACCATTTGGCGCGGTTCTCGGCTTGGTCCCGGAGTCGCTGGACTTCGTAACGTGACCTGCCACCGCGCTTGGGTTGCTGGGTCTTGTCTGGCGGGCAGCAGATCGCCGGGTGCTGGTCGGGCGTCCATCCTGCTGCGATTGCGTCCTTGGCTTGCTGTAGCCGCTCTGCTTCAACACGGGCGATGGTGGCGCCGAAAGTGTTCAGCTTCATCGTGTCTCCTTGGTTTCGGGCAATAAAAAAGCCCCGGTGCCGGGGCAGTGGTCGAGGTGGGTGGTTTGTCCGGTCCAGCCTCCGGGTATTGGTGTGAGTCGCATGGTGACGCCGCAGCATAGGTAGGTGTCAATGGGGTCCGTGGGTTGCGGTCTCGCTGCCCGGATGTTGACGCATGGCGGGCACGGGCAACCCTCGTAGTGTTCCTGTGGTTGGTGGCAGTCGCAGGGACACGGCACGGCATGCTCCGTTGCCTCGCACCATCCGTCTGTGCTGCATGCTTTGTGAGAACCATCCAAGCAGTCAGGACTCTTGAGGACGCTCATCTTCCATCTCCTTGCATACGTCGGCCATTGCTTTGTCTAGTGCGCGGTACAGAATTGCGGAGCGTTGTTGGTCGCGCTTATCGGTGCCATAAACGACCATGATGGCGAGGCCGCTGGTAATACGAACCGTGAAGCCCTTCATTCCCGTAAGCAGCAATGACAGGAATGCGCCACGGGTTCCTGATTTGCCTAGTGTCCATCCGTTCCAGCCCTTGGGGTCGCCATACTGAACGGGCATCTCGACGGGCGGTAGTTTTCGCCAACGCGCTTGGCTCCACTGGTCGATGAGATGCCATGCGCCGATGGTCGCTCCAACTGCTGCGGCTGCGGCCAGGACGATGATTGGGAGCGAGAGTACGCCCCACCAAAACTCGGTCATTTTGCTTTCCCTTTGAATTCGTCATTGAGTTTGTCGAGTTTGCGGAGGGCTTTGAGAGTTCGTCTGGACCATCGTTCAGCGCCCCGGAGTGTTGAGAATGGCTTTTGGTTGACGCGGATCCCGTTCGAGCGAAGTTCACCCCACCATGGGTATGTGCCGTCGTGCGGCACGATCCTTACTTCGTAGTCGTTCATCGTGCCCTCGTTGCGTAGGCGTGTGCCACCTGTACCCATCGAGCATCTTCCAAGGCGTCATGCTGGCCTGTCTTCTGCTGGGGTAGGTGTTTGTCTGGCAGGTAGTCGATGAGTGCGCGCAGGTCGTGCGTGTACATCGGGATGCCCTCGGGCAGGTCAAGCATGCGGCCGAACAGTTGTGATAGAACAACGTGATCATAGGCGGCAAACCATGCCCACAGCTCTGGCAGTGTGTCGGCCAACAGGAACGCTGTCACTTCTCGCTTGATCTGCTCCTTGGGCTTCCACTCGCCGGGGTGTGGCAGCTGATTGACGACGTTGGCAGCAAGCCAGTCATGCTTCTTGATTCGCGCCCAATCAGCCTCAGCGTTGACGGCGTAGTATTCGCGGCCATCCTCAGCGACGATCCCGATGCTGATGAGGTCGATGGTGTGGCCGTCATCGTGGAACTCAGTGTCGTAGAAGTACTTCATGCCTTGTTGCCTTTCGTTCGGTGTTGCTTGGCGATGTTGCCGCCGGCCCATTTGGGTTTCGGGAGTGGTGGTTTGGTGCGGGCTCCATTGTCGTGGTGGTCGCATTTGAACCCGACTGTTGGCTTTTCTTCTCGAAGCTCGTGCAGTCGGTGCGTGGGGCAATGGTCGTCAGGTGCCAGTCCGAGCTTCGTGAGGCAGTCGGGGCATACCGCGCAGATCAGGTTCATCCTCGTCCTTCTCTCATTGCGTTTAGGTAGACGTCATGGTTTTGCGGTTCGGGCAGTGGTTCGATCAGGTAGAGCCGCCCGTATCGTTCGGCGCATTTTCCGCATTCCTTGATGGTTAATGGCACCGTGTATGGGTTGCCGTCGTCGCTGGGGAATAGGACGGCTCGCAGGTACACGTCACCAGCGCGGATTACTCGACGGTCGCAGCTTGTGCATCGGTGACTCTTTCGCGCCTCAACCCGTCGCTCCTGGTAGGCGCTCATTCACTTTTCCCTTCGAGATGGTCAGCACGGCGCCGTAGTTCTTCGGCGTTTTCGTGGGTCATCTGCATGGCGGCGGCAACATCTCGGTCCTCGTTGCCGTCTGACTTGAGCTCGGCGCCATATGCCCAGCCAGCCTCAAGTGCGTCCGCAGCGTCCCGCAAAGCCTGCGCGGCGACGTAGGGTACTGCGGCACCAACTGCAGCCGTGGCGTCTCGGCGGTAGGAGCGCTTCCAGTTTGGCTGCACCTCGTCCCAGCCCTTGGTGTCAGCATGTCCACGGTTGACACTGCGGTAGATTGCCCGTGCTGCGGCTTCGATTGCTTCGGTGGGCGCGGTGCTCATTTTACTTCCTTTCGGTCGTGGTCGTTGTGAGTGAAAAGTTCATTTCGCTTGGCGATCGCGGCCCGTTCAGCATCGGCAGCAGTGCTGAACGTTCCGAGATTGACTTGTCGGCCGCAGTGCCTGACGCTGGCTATCCACGCATTTCTAGTGGGTGCCCAATAGACTCCCCGGATGCCTGATTTGCTGTTTTTCTGAGCGCCGATTCGATGCTCAGAGTTTTGCTTGTGGGTAACAAGTCTTAGGTGAACTGGCCTAACGCATTTCTCGTTGTGGCACCGGTGGTCAACGACCATGCCTGCCGGAACTTCGCCGTTCTCCATCTCAAAGGAACGAATATGTGCACGGATGAATTTTCCGTCAATCTTCAATCGGCCATACCCGCTCTTGTTGAATCCGCCTATCCAGTTCCAACAAGTTTCCGTCTTATCAACCTTTGACCAGAACCGTTCTTCAACTGAGGCCCAATGCCTCTTTTGCGCCAGCAGGTGACCATTGTCTTTCTTCCAGCGCTGGTAGTGCATAGTGCACATGCGCCTACAGATGGAAGGCTGTTCGCACTCTTTGACTAAGCATGTCGATGCCATGATTTTCCTTTCGAGTTCTGGGGGCGGGTGGTTACTTGGTGATGGCGAGGGCGATGAATTCGATCATCGACAACTCGGTTTCGTAGTCGTACATGAACACGTCCAGTTCGGGGCGGATCTCCGGGTGGCGATTGATGAGCACTTCGCAGATGGCGGCGCTTGTCATGCGCTCGACAGGTCCGGTGAGATTGTCAGCCAGAAGGGCCGCGCCGATCAGCACATCATCACTCTTGTTCTGATCGGTGATTACCTTGATGAGCTTCTGCGTGGCGTTCATGTTGACTCCTTGTTAGTGGCTTGCTCTTGATAGTTACTGTACACCAAGAACTAGGTTTATGTAAACCACTATCCACATGTTCTTGTAAACCTGTATCCTAGGAGCATGGAACCCAACAAAGGCGGACGCCCGCCACTTGAAAACGCCAAGAGCCGATCCCGCCAAATCCGCCTCACCAAAGAGCAGGACGACTACATCACCGAGCAGCTAGAGCCCGGCGAGTCATTCGCCGATTACGTGCGCGCCAAGATCCTGCCTAAGCGATTGCGGTAATCGTCAGCACCATTTGTTTTGGTTCGCCCGGTCGATAGACGATGCGCGGCATGTGCTTGACCATGAGATCCGGCGTGTCATCCTCTACGATCTTGTGATCTCCGGGTTTCGTGCCTGCCAGCGCGTCGCATAGCGGCTTTGTTGTCCAAACAAGGTTGTCTGCATCCCGCTTGATCTTGTCCGGCACGTACCAGGTCAGCACCACATCGCACCTGCCCAGCCATGGAATGCCCGCGCTTCTTGCGAGCAGGCCCATGGTTCGGCGGGTGCTTTTTACTTTGGCGGCGTGTGCGTAGATGTTTCCGTGGCCACCGTTGGGCTTCACGGGCGGCACTGACCATGGGAGGGTGATTTCCCATGAACGCACAGGAGGCGATTTAACGGGCTGGTTTTGGTCGGGGCCAACATCTCCCCGCTCAGCCTCTCCGGATGCGCTGGTGACGTCACCGGGCTTTAATGGCGGGGTCACTGTGCGGCCTCGGTTGTTGCGGGTTCCTCGGCGAGCACGAGGAAGTGTTCTTCGATGGGTCCGAACGCGATGCCGTTCACGACGATCACGTATTCCCACCAACGAACCCAGCGGCTGATGTTCCGAACCTGACCCACCTCGTCAAAGATGGTCGAATCTGCCCGGGTCACACGCACCCAGTTGCCGACGCTGAACTTGCTCATGATGCGTTCTCCTTGGGGAAGTGTTGGGCGAGTAGGTCCGGGCGGAAACCACTCCAATGCGTGTCTGCGTCGATCCAGATCACGGGGGCTTGTGCGTAGTTCAGTGCAACGATCTTGGCCAGTGCGTCGGTGTCCACGGTCACGTCAACGATGGGTAGCACGGTGCCGTTACGATCCAGCCACTTCTTCGTCATCGTGCACTGAACACACGCGGGCTTGGAGTAGAGGGTTGGGGTAGTCATTTGGCGGCCTCCGGGTTGTAGTCGAGGTCTAGGCGGGTGACTGTCTCGCCAATGAGCGCGTCGTAAACGGCATGGTTTCGGTAGTTCAGTGGGTTGCGCTTCTTCTCACCACCGTTCCTGCTAGATGTTGCAGATCCGAGGTGGTAGCCACGTCCACCGAACCAGACAACGGGGGTTCCCTCTGCGCTCTTCTTGATCTTGGATGGCTTCGGCAGTTCGTCATCCGGGACGGCGGCGAGAATGGCCTTGATCGCTTCAACTGCTGTTTCGTACTTCATTGCTTCTCCTTGGCATAGCAAAGGCCCCGACGTGCGCCGGAGCCTTGAGGTGGTTTTTATTTGGGCCTGCCATACAACTTCTGGCGTGTGGCTGGGTTGATCTCGGGTGCGCACCAGGGGAACGGGCCACCTTTTTCGAGCGTCTTGGGCCAGACTCGTTTGCGGTCTCGCTCTCCACGCCAACGCTGAACAATTGCATTGCCGTTCTCGTCTGGCGCTAGGCCGAATCCGAACTCTGGCCATCCCATGAGTGCGGCTGATCCTCGTGGGGAAAGGTCACGTGCAGCATTGGCCGATCCCTTGGGCGAGTGGCCTTCCATGACGAGCACCAATCCACGGTCCCTGAGTGAGTCAAGGGCCGTGATGAGTGGCGCCGCATCGTCATCGTTGCTGATGCCATGCGGGACCAACTTGTAAATCGGGCCAATGAACAACACGGAAGGCTTGTGAATGTCCACGAGCCGGTGAATCTCTCCCAGTGACGAGCCCTTGGTGATGTCCACCCGACCATTGCAGGACAGATGAAGGTTCTCCATAGGCGACACTGGGCCGTAGCCCTGTGCCGTCTTGGCCATGCCGCGGACCTCGTTGCGCCACTGCGATTCGGTGTTCTCAACGTCGATCACAAGAACTTTCTGCGGTTCGCAATGGTCCAGCGTGACCGGGTTGATGCCGGCCGCCATACAGATTGCCATCTGCCGTATCCAGGTCGTCTTGCCCAGACCCTCATATCCGGTAATGATCATCCGATCGCCACGCTCAAATAAGCCCTCGATAACCCAGTCGTACGAGTCCTCGACGGCTAGCAGGTCGCCTAGCGTGATGGTCTTCATGCCGTTGCCCGGTGAGTTGTCGCTGATGCCTGTGAGTGCCGTCATGGCTTCACTGAGAACCTGCGCTGATGGGACTGCTTCGTTCTGCGACTGCTGAATCATGGATTGGCCAGCACGAGCGATGGACCTGCGCACTGATGCTTCACGAACCAGCTTGGCGTAGAAGTCCACCGAATGAGATGAACCAACAGCTTCCATCCACTTGAACAACTCAGTAAAGCCGACGCCACGGATGCCAGCCTCAGCAACACCGGCCGTTACGCTTGCCGGCTCGATAGGTTTACCCGCGGCCCGCATAGCAACCATCACGTCAAACACGTTGCCAAGAACCATCGATGCGAAGTCGGTTGATTCGACGTGATCAACCGCAAACCTGATAGCCTCGCCATCCAGCAAGCAGGCACCGATGACTTGTTCCTCGTAGCCCATCAGTTAGCCCACCCATGCTGAGACGCAACCTGAGCGGGTGCGGCTGTCTGATTGTTGACCGCCTGGGCTTTGAGTTTCAACTGCTCGAACTTGGCGCGCAGTGTTGACATGGACATGATGTTGGTTTTCCAGAATGAATCGGTGGTCGCGTATCGGATGACAATCTTGATCTGTTCGACGGTGTACTTGTCGATGTCAATCAAGCGCCGGCCTTCGACGTGCCAGGACTTGCCTACTTTGAATCGCACGTCGTTCCTTTCAAGTGCTGCGGATAGGTAGTCGATGATTTCTTGGACATCGAAGCGGGGAGGAATCACATCGTCAGGACCGTCAGGTTCGGACGTAGTTTTCTTTTTAGTAGCTGTAGTAGTAGCTGTAGTAGTAGGCAGGGCTTGGGTTTGCCTCGCCGTTGGGGTAACCGGAAGGGTAAAGGCAGGGGTAACGCCAAGGGTAAATTCATCCATTGACCGACCTGGCTGCTTGAGCAATGTGAGAACCTTCGTATTCTCAAACGCCTTAGTCCCCGGCGCTTCTGCGTAGAGCCGATTGAGCTCATGCACGATGACCTCACGGATATTGTTTGACGACACCGCGGCATAAGCGTTGACCATTGAGATAGTCAGCTTGGGCTGCTTCAAGATCCCGTCGTGACGCAGGAAAGAACGGATCAGGACTTCTTCCGTGTCCTCATCAATGAAGATGAACCGCTCGGCCTGTAGCTCAGCGCCGATACGTTCAATCTCCTGCCGTGAAGTCCCGGCCGAGAACTGCATGAGCCTGCCCGGACGCCAATCAGATACGCCGGCATAGGAAAGTTCCGGGTGAGTCAGTAGGAGCTCGTACAACCACTGCTGATCACGGGTGAGCTGTCGCCAATGCGTATCCGTCCAAATGTTCGTGTTGATATTCGCTCTGTCGCGAGCCATTTACGGATCTCCTTTCTTGTTCATTGGTTAGTCATTCACCCAGTCGCGTTTGCGCATCTCGCGGTAGGTGGCACTGCTATACATGGAGTCGCCCCCCCTGGCTTCCTCGTCGTACGCGAGCATCCACCAGAGACCTACGCCGGGTGCGCGGTCGAGCACCTGCCATAGCCCGGGGTTAGTGGTTAGCCGGACGGTCATGCCGATGCGGGGCTTGATGTTTTCTACGAACTTCGATTGCGCGGTCATGTCATCTTCCTTTTTGCGTCGTAGTGGACTTGCCGGATGCCTTTTCGTGGGCCTTCGTTGATGCGTCTGACTGCGGTGGTGTAGTCGATGCACTCTTGTTTGGTCCACTGGCATCCGGGAAAGTGGCGGTTCAGGGTGTCTACATGGACGCCGGTTGTGCGGATAATTTCGGCGAATGAGCAACCGTCATCGAGTAGGGCTTTCACTTCTTGCCGGCGCTCGTCGGTGAACCAGTTCTGTGTCCCGGCGAATGGCGGCAGCTCTAGGCGCTTGTGCATGCGTGATGTTGTGGCCGGGTTGCATCCGAAGTGCGCGGTGAGTTCGGCGTGGTTTAGTCCCGCGTCGAACTGCCGGCGAAACTCGGTCCGGTCAACGTGCTTGTACGTCATATCCGCTTCCTTCCTCTTGTTCGGGCTCGCCGTTCGATGCGGTTTATTGCTTGGCCGGGGACTGGATCGTGGTAGTAGTGCTTGGTGATTGGAGCCTCTTGTGTGGGCAGTACGGGATCGTCCGAGTGGCAGGCGCATTGGCGTTTGGTGCTGCATGTGAATGGGTTCCAGCAGCAGCCGCGTTGGCACCGGGTTATCGGGTCACGCGTCGGGTTTAGTGGGTCATGCACGAAGTCTCCTTCCGAGTGCCCTGCGCAGATGGTGAGTCTGCGCAGGGCGGGTTTTGGGTACAAAAAAGACCCGCATGTGACGGGCCTAGAGGATGGTGGTGCGGTCGTGCTATTTACGCTTGCTTGGCGGTATCTTTCCAATCAGCCACGCGAGGCCGAAGCAGATGACGGCGATTGCGAACCATGGAACGTCGCTCATCAGAAGGGGGCCTCCGAAGTTTGTCCGTTGCCCCAGCCGCCGCTGTTCTGTTGCTGCTGTCCGCCGCCGAACCCTTGCTGCTGCGACTGCTGGCCTGGCTGCTGCTGCTGCTGGTAGCCGCCCTGGTTGTTCTGCTGTGCGAGCTGGCCGTTCTGCTGTTGGGGATTCTTTGGCACGAGTCCGACAAAATCAGCCACAACATCCAAGGATTGGCGCTGCTGGCCATCCTTTTCGTAGTCGCGGGTGTTCATCCGGCCAGCGAACGTCACTCGGCCCTTGCCCTGGTTCGCGGTGATCTGCAAGTCGAGCGCTTCGGATGCGCCGCCGAACAAGGTCACGTTGAACCAAGTCGTCCCGCCGTCCGTCCAGTTGCCGGACTGATCCTTGATGCGGGCAGTCTCGGCAGCTGAGAAGCTGATTCGCGCCTTGCCGTCCTGCCCGAACTTGAGCCCGTAGTACGTGCCGATGTTTGCTGTTGTTGCTATCTGCGCCATTAGTTGGCTTCTTTCAGTTGTGCTGCTCGGGTTTCGATGTCTGCTTGGAGGTTTTGTGGTGCTTGGCCCCAGAGTTGCTTGAGTCCGTCAATGTCGGCCGCCGCTATCTCAGCCGCCCAGTCACGCTGCCCGGGTTCGGCAAGGGGCTTGACAGTGAATGGCTTCCTGTTGCCTCGCGTGGCAGTAAGTTGCAAGGTCAACGCCTTGCCGATGTGGCTAAGGTGCGAGATCTCAACACCACCAAGCGTCTTGCCGCCATAGGTGACAGTCGGGTTGCCGAACAGTGTTAGTGCCCGGCCAACGTATGCGGCCGATTTGTCGCCCCATGCCTTGATAAGAACGCGCCTCATGGACTTGTTGGGCTTGAATGGTCGGCCCGGGTACTCGGCCAGCTCGATATGGACTGGCTGCTGATCTCCCTTGATTACCTTGACGCCAGTGACCGTTACCGTGCGTGGTCCAGTTTGGTAATCGTCAAAGCTCTGCTGGTCACTCTTTGGGTCTACTGTGTCGCCGATGTCAGCCATCAGAAAATCTCCATTTCTTCCCAGTGGTCGATGCGCTCAGTGGGCGGGTTACCCTCGGTCGCTTTCAGGTATTTGTCGAGCATGTCCTCGGCGTTGGTTTCGAACTGAACCAACGCTGCGATGATGGCGGCGAACCATTTTTGATCCGGGTACACGCGATGGACGAACGGTGGCATCCCACCTGTGTAGCTGAAGTAATCGAGCCAGTCACGGCCAGAGACGAGCAGCCCTGTTTGAATCTGGGCCATGTTCGCGCCGGGTACTTCATCGTCCAGGAACGTTGCGAGCTGGATCTTCTGCTTGCGTGACTTGATCTCAATGAGCCCATCTTCAGCAACTAAGCCATCTGGTGAATAGCCCAGTCGGTAGCCGTTGATCTCGCGCACCATGAACCCAACCTCAGTGACCGGCGCGTATCGTTCGCTGTAGACCTCACGGGCGTAGGGCTCGTCAAGGTTTCCGCGCTCCATGTCGCGTGTGGTGGCCATCGGTTCCACGTAGTTCGTGATCCGTTCGGCGGCCAGTGCCATCGTCAAGCTCTTTGATGTGAGGTTGTCGGCAACCTTTAGCCCCGCCGTGAGTAGTTGGTGAACCACGGACGCGGTAAGAACACCACAGCGCGCCTCGAACCATTCCGGCGTGCCCTGCTCCAACTCTTTGTAGACGGTGAGTTTGTCGGCAGGCAAGGAGAGCTTGGGTGGCACGTACGCTGGCATGTCCTTGTAGCTTGGTGAGTCGAACGGATCAGGCGCGGCGGGTGCTGGCTTGCTGGATACAACTGCGGGCGGCGTATCCACTTTCGGAGCCACCGCCCGCGCACCTGTCTTGATCATCATGCGAGTTCACCATCCGAGAAGAAGTACTCTTCGTCGCCCTTATCTTCCTTGACGATCTCGATGAAGATTTGGAAGTCAGTGGACTCTGCCATGTCCGTCAACAGCTCCATGCCTTCCATGTCGAGAACGTTTCCGTCACGGATTACGATGACGCGGATCTCAGGGTTGGTGGCCATGATCATGGCGCAGGAGACAATCAGCTGTTCGCGGCCCGATGCGCGGCTGAATGGTACGCCCTGGTAGAGCACACCTTCCTCATCGAACGTCAGCCCCTCGATGGGCATCTCAGCCGCGGCCAGTCCGTCAGCCTTGCGTTTGTCGATGGCTCCAAGTTCGGCAGTCAATTCTGTGTACTTCTCACGCAGGTTATGTTGGCGCTTGGCCTGCTGAATGGCTGCGTTGTTGGTGCGGATTGCCGCGTTGGATTCCTCGGCGCCGTCGATGCTGGCACGGATCGCTGGCACGTCAGGCATTGGAGCGTGGTTGCCGATCTTTTCCTTGAGTGAATCCACGTCCCTTTCGTGCGTGGACCGCAGCGCGATGAGATTGCCGATCTCGGCGTTGATCCGATCAATCTCGGCATGAGCTCCGGTGAGGCAGTCGCGATCATCTCGATGCGACTGCTCCAAAGCTTCGGCGGCGCGGTACTCTTCCAGCAAAGCGGCCACGCTGGTTTCTTCGGTCGGCAATGACTTGTCAAACACGACGTCACCGATTGCCTTGCCGTCGCGCCCAACGTTTGCGCGCTCATCAAACACGCGCTTGCGTTCGGCGTCCATCTCGGCGGGATCGAACGGCAGGTCCACGATGGACAGTAGCGCCTTGAGTTGATCCTTCTCGCCCATGCTGATGAACTTTCGGCCGTCGATACCCAGGCTGCTAATGCGTGCGTCAAGTTCCCTCTGCCCGAACTTGTTGCCCGCAGCATCAAGGCCCTTCAATGTGGTGCCAGACGGTGTGTAGCCGCGGATCAGTGTTGAGCCATCGGAAAGCTTGACCTCGATTGACGCCTTGCCATGTCCGTCCTTCACTGGCCGCTTGATGTTGCGACCATTGTGTCCGGTCAAGGTCGCTTCCAGGCCGTCGTTGGTGGACGTCTTGCCAGCGCCATTCTTGCCAGCCAGAACGACGAGGTTCCCAGTCGGTTCGATCTTGGCGTAGCTGACCTTCTGGAAGTTGTTCAGTTCTGCGGTAGTGATTTTCGTACTCATAGTGATTCTCCTAGTGAGTTGGTTTGTTGTCCCTCGGTGATGAGGTAGGCGAGGTGTTCGTTGCTGGCCCAAACAGTGCGTAGGGCTTGGTTGGTGCGTTTCCAGCTGTGCGCTGTGGTCTTCGTGAAGTGCCAGACGAACGGCTGATTCGCGAACCGGATATGGATCTGTGAGCCGATGGGCTTAGCGATCAGATCAACCTCAGTGCACACGCTCACGGGGTTGGCTGCTCTCGTAGGACCGTGATGGTTTCGTAGTCATCCAGAACGGAAATGACTGAGTATGTGATGAAGTGATTTCGCCATGCTGGCCTGCCTGCGAGATTGAGGACCAGAGTGAAAGTCTGATCGCCATCCCCTTCACCTGTTCGCTCGCCGGCGCAATGGATCACGTCGCCCAGATGTAGGGCCTTGAGCTCATCCTCAGTAGTGACTGTGCGTTCCTTGGTCCATCCGACGGCAATAAGCGCGGCAGCCATCTCCTTGTAGCGTTCGATGCGGATGGCGTACCGCGGCGTTTCCTCAAACCATTCCCAGTCCACGATTGATTGCTCTCGTGGCTGGTTGCTGTTGTCCGCGATGAAGATTTCGCGGGCTAGGTCGTCTCGTTGGGTGGTCATTGGGCTGCTGCTTTCTGTAGGTCGCGAAGTGTTTTGCGTTTGGTGTTGGCTGCGGTTCGGCATGGTTCGCAGTCGTCGTCGCCGCGTGCTTTGTGCTGCTGATATCCCCAGACGGTGCCGTGGGTGATTTCGCCTAGTACACGCGCCCGGTGTCGTGGCTTCGGTACGGGCCTAGGCTTTGACTTCGAGGCGGGCTTGGTCTTGGTTACCTTGGGCTGCGGTAGCTTCGGGTCATAGGGTGCACAGAATTCGCAACACCGCGTGTTCGCCGCCTTATGTTGCTGCCAACCCTTCAACGTGCCGCAGTTCATCGTCCCCACCACCATTGGTCGAAGCTGCGGCAGTTGAGCGCGAACAAGGCGCCGATGAGGACAGCCAGGATAAGGACGCTCACTTGATCACCTCGGGCATCAATTGGTGCGGGGTGTCTCGTGGCTCAATACCGGCAGCAAGACACGCCGGGCAGATGTCGCCGAACGTTTTGCCAATGAACCAGCCCGCCGCAACGAACTGATCCAACGGCGGCTGCTGAACACTCGGCTCAGACTTAGTAGCGCACCCCGTCTCGTCACACCGCATCACCCATCGCTTATCCAGCGGGAACGGTGAGCGGTCATCCACCCATTCGCGGCTCACTTGGAGGCTCCTACGATGGCGACGGCTCGGTTTCGCAGATCCTTGATTGTTGTGATTGCCTGATCGAACTGAGGACCGGACATTGGGCGTTCGCGGTTCTCAAGCGCCGTTAGCATGTCCTCGGCAAAAGCAATAAGCGCTTCGGCCTTTGCTTGGGCGGTGATGATCGGCAGTGCGGCCACCAAGGTGGCCTCAGCACATTTGAGCCACGTAGCTTGGTAGCCGTCTGCTAGGTCGCGCCACTCCCAGTGGTTGAACTCGGCCATCGACCGCGCTGCTGCTGCGATTGCTTCTGCGGGGATTGTCATGGGGTTACTCCTTCTTCGACGCCGCGCCATGAGCAGATAGCTGAGCCTGCGCGGGATGGGACGGTTGAACGTTTGTGGTGCACGTACTTGATGTAGCCGCGTCGTGCTGCGGTGGAGAATGCGGGGCCGACCATGTTCCCGTGCGGTGGTGGGCGGAAGTCTCGGCGGAGATCATCGGCGCTGAATAATCCGGGCTTCTTAGCGCGGCCCTCGATCCATTCCAGAGCGTCATCCAACCAACCGACATCCTCAAGAGCTGCGGGCCTAGCCACGAGTGAGCTCCGTAATCAACATGTCAATGGCCGCTTGCGTTTCGCTCGTGTGTTGGTTGTAACTGCCGTCTCGCCAGTCATTCCATCCAGCGTTCTTAGCGACTTCCCTAGCCATTTCGTCCTGTCGGCTGCGGAGACGTTCAGAGGCTTCCTTCTCGGCGGCTGCGGATTCCTTTTCTCGGGCATCCAAGAGCTCGACGGCAGATAGGTATTGAAGTGCAATGAGTCGAAGTGTTGCCGTCTTAGCGGAATCGATGTGCGCGAGGTAATTGTTATCCGCTTTCATCCAGCCAGCCTCGTTCACCACCACCTTGGGCAGGTCGGCGCGGTCGATGGTGATCACGTCCGCGGTTGCCAGTTCAACCTCGTCACGGGTAACAAAGTCCTGATTGTCGTTACCGCAGTCAATGACCAGCCCGGATTCGTCCGCGCTGACTACTTTTACAATGTCTCCGTGGCTGTAGTGCGTGGCGTTTCTGGGGGCAACAATCCGTACTCGGTCACCTTTATTGAAGTCGTTCATGAGATAATTTCCTTTGAGTAGGTATAACGAAAGCCCGTCACCGTGCATGGTGGCGGGCTTGCTTATTTGGGTGGGGTTACAGGCTGGCGTAGTGCTTGCGTGCGGCGTCACGTACCAACAAACGCATAGCCTCAGCGCGCTCAGCCTTGGCTTCCTCTAGTCGGATTGATGCTCGAGCGACCGGTTCAGCTTGGTTGCGAGTGACGTTTTGTTCCCGCATGATGCGACGAATAGCTGCTTCAAGTTCAGCCTCGGCGGAATTCAT